TACGGCTTGTTTGGGAAAGTTGGATAATTATCAAATCCATATTCACAGCAAGGCTTGCTAATGAATGGCTTATGTATCTGATACTCTCATACTCTCCGCGTATGTGTTTAGGGGGTTCTACCAAGTCAATATAGTCTACTACTACGCACCTTGGCTGCACACTTCTGACCATCTCTTTTATCTTCTCTACTGTGGGAGAGACAGTCTGTACTACAATGTGACTCACATCATCTTTATGGAATTTATATATCTCCTTAAAGTTTGTTTCTATTTGTTTCTTCTTCATACCGCTTACTATCTGAAGATGTCGCTTATGAGTGTACCAATCCGTTAGTTCCAGCGATAAATATAAAGTTGGGATTTGCAGTTCCTTCCGAATGATGTCGTTCTTAGCATCGTATCCGAGCACAATATTTTGAGCAAGTGTTGTCTTGTTAGCTCCGGTTGGTCCGAATATTGTTACCAATTCACCCGGATAGACAGTAAGGTCTTTATCGGATATCCCAAATAATTCATCAAACCTAATACATCTTCCTTCATAATTAGCCGTCATCCTCTCTTCAAGTGACTTCTGCATTTCATCGCTTGTTTTAACCTCAGTAAGATAATCTTTATGTTTATAATAGACACATCGTGGTTGACAATATTCGTGCAATAGAAAATCATTGCAGCCATATCTATAACCCCTATTATAAGTATCTTCTACTTTTTGTAGGACCACATTCTCATCAAGGTTATCATTGTTCCAATGCATTAGAGCTGTTTTAGCTACTTCCGATGGGAATCCATGTCTAAGGAAATGGGATGCCATTCTTAGCAAACCATTGTTTCTTGTCCCTGGTAAGGGACCATCGTTATATATCTTTTGTATGCATGGCACAATGTTCTTTGGTTCAAATGTCGATTCTAACTCACGTATTTGAGGTACATGAGTAGTGACCGAACCTGAAAGTTCCCCGTCACCTGTTAAAACTGGGTAATCGAAGTCGAACCTTCGTTTTTCTGCTAAATTCTTAATATAATCAGGGGTTTGATTAAATAGCTCCTTAGCAGTCAATGGTACCTTATAGAAGCCCCTTTTATCATTAAGGGTATGTTCTACCCTATATAGAGCAGTTCTGGAGTATACGGAGCAATCTATGTCCTTAAGAATGCCCTTCATAGTTTCTTTAAGAATATAAGGCAAATCCTTAGTAGGTTTCAATTGAAAAACCTCATTTGTGATTGCTATATGATATCCAGTACCGCTAAAATATGGCTGTATACTGCAATCCTGTACATTTAGTTCATATAAACCAAGCATAGCACCCTGTGCAATTTGTTGGGTATGGCTATCAGAATTTTGACCTTTGTCTATATCTACTATAATTTGGTCAATTCCACGAACTCCTTGAAAGTCCTTTAAGCTTCTGCTTATTTCTATATAATCCTTTGCATCATCATAATACAGGTAAGTGCTTCTATATATAGGTTTATCCTTACCATCAGTTACCAGAATATCTGGCAAATCCTCCGCTTTAATAAGAAGCCCCCGTTTCCGAGGGCTCCCTATTGCAACTTCAATATACACTTAGAATGGTGTTGAGGCCACAGGCTCTGAAGATACTGTTTCCCCATCTTCTATATGTTCTTTTATATAGCCTTTTGACTTCATGAACTTAATGTAACTCTTTAAGTCCTCCTGATTTTTGTTCGTATTCTGAACAATTTTAGGACACACTTCAGTGTATGCTTTATTATCTTTAGGGTTTAACCTTTTATATACATAGACATAAAATGGACTTGAATCACCATCTAAAGCATCTTTCGATACATAATTTTGATTAAGGTATTTACCCAAATCACCTATTGCTGTACCGTTTTCATCTTCCCATATACCCTCTTTATTAGGACCGCCTTTAAATCCAATAGCATCAAGGAGATAATATATCCGCTTTAATAAGCTGGAATCTTTTATCTCTCCACTATCTTCTCTGTCATAAGTTCCTTTAAGGGCATAGTTTACAGGATATTGACTTGTTGTTTTTAATGTTACGTCAAGAAATAAATCAGCCCAATCAAATTCTGCACTTCTATCTTCATATGCGATAATTTGAGCTGGTTGAAATCCTAACCAACTTGCTGCTCCGCTTTTTGCTGCTTCTGGTCTATACCGTGCCATTAGACACCTCCTTATTTAGAATCGTACTTTTGCTGATTAACAGCGTTCGCGACTTCATCTGCAGAAGCAAATGATTCCTCGGCACCATAACCAGCCATTGCTAAGCAACGACCTACAGCCGAAGTTTCGCAATTCTCTAAAGCACTTGTTTTGTTAATTTGTGTACTTCCCTGCACTTCATGTGCATGACCTGTAAAAAATGTCTCAGGAAGTTCCTGGGGGTCGGGATAGCAAGTTGCCTTAACTATCCAGTGGCCATCTTTATAGTCCACTATCTTTGTTTTTATGCATCCACGAGGATTTGTATTATAGAAAAGGACAACTCTATCCTTAACCATAACATAATTTTTACCGTGGATACTAACTGTTGGAACTGTCATTAGTACCTCTTTGTTTTATTAGATGTTCTGTTTTCCGTGTGAAGGGCATTAGCCCTATCCAAGTATACGCATAATACGGCTTATTTGCAAGAACATTAAACACCTGATTAACACCAAATCCCGCCACAATACTTGAGGTGAAGATTGTGTGTTTCATTGTACACGGAGCATCTTCAATCTCTGCACTCGGCAGCCAAGTTTCGTCAAAGAAATCATGTTCTTTGGTTACTACAATAATTTCCATTGCTAAAGCATCCATCCTTAGGTCAATAAGAAAGCCTCTGTCTCTTTGGTTTACCCATTTATCATATACATCTCGCCTAACCTCCATATTGTCTGGACATATAATCATATTCTTAAAGACACCGTCCCTATAGGTCCATCTTCGTTTTTCACAAATTCCGACAGATAGACAGGCATACTCTTCCATGAGCTTTTGTGCTGCAAAAGCCTTACTTTTACCAATATATTTATGTGGGTAAATACATGTTGATAAATTATGTTCTTCAAGTATGTCATCATCATATCCAAGAATAGAGTCAAAGCCCATTATAGCAAGTAAGGAGACAACGGTTGAACCGATGCCTCCCAAACCTATTACTGTAACATCATCAAGCTTTTCCTGGGGAATTAAATCCTTATTTCTAAGGAATCTAGTATCCGTATTCGATTGCTGCGTCTGTGCCTGCATGTCTAGCCTCCCTTATAAAGTCCCATACATCTGGGATGCCAATCTTTTCAAGATTAACCTGAAGCTCTATATATCTCATTTTACCATTACAATACTCTTCATAGAAGTCAAATGCTTTATCTGAATTCTTTTTCGTGAGCTTTTTGTATGTAGGAGTCTGGAGAACCTTTTTTCTCGCATCCGTCCCAATTTCAAATTCTCCCTTATCGTTCTGGTTAAAGAGATTGCTTTGTCCCTGGTATCCACCCCAACCGTTGTAACCATTATATCCAGTATATTTGGTAGTAACAACAGAAGTGGCATTAGCCGTTTCTAGTCCTTTAGCTATATTAACCCATTCTTTCTTACCACGGGCTCTTGGTAGCTTGATTTTGTCTTCATCAATTTCATAATATGAAGCCTTGCCATATTGGTCTTTATAGCTAAAACCAAAGGCAAAGTGTGCTTTACCACTAGTAGCTACAATAAGACTAGGATAGAATCCTTTCATTGGAGCCATTTCACATAATGTTTCTGTGTCAGTTCCACTGAAAAATGCTCCCATAGTATGATGGCTATGGATTAAACCCATATAGCATTTCTTTAAAGTGCTATTCCTGAGTTTCTTCTTTAGTATCTTAGCCAAATCGTCAGCTTCCCATTCTGTAGATGAATGTCCACCAAGGTCAAGAGGGTGGAAGTCTTCTAATGTAAATTCTACAGGGAATCCTGCTTTATCAGCTTTGAGGCTGTACCACGCTGGGCCGCTCCACTCCTTGTCCGGGAACCTCTTCAGAAAATAGTTCAGCTTGGAGAGCGTCTCCTCTAAGAGTTGCAATTTCATTTCTTAGTTTCCTTTCTTTTGTTCGAATCCGCTTTAATGCAATAACACAGCATTGCAATCTTGCTTCATCCATTAATTGAGACAGAAAGTCAATATTGAACATATTATCGACATTCTCTTTAGTGTAAAATCTATCTTTTAACTCTAATGGTAACTTAGTCATCTTAATTTGGGACATAGAAAATTCAGACATAACTCTTCTATACCTTACATCAGAATATATCGTCAGCTTAGACATCATTTTCTCTGTAAATCTATCTCTATCGTCTTGAGTATTAAATTCTCTGTAAAGAACACTATAATCTGAAAGCATCTTTGGCGTAACTTCATTGAGAAGAGCTTTTCTGAGCCTGCCCTTAAAGTCTTCTATCCTACAGTCAAACCATATTAGTCTTTTTCTGACTACAACATCCGCTGAGACATTATACCATATAAAGCCAAGTCTTTTTGGGTCTTTAAATAGCATATTTATATCACGCAAGTCTTCATGATTTCTAAGATATTTATCTGCAAAATGTTCAATATATTGAAGCAAAGAATAGAAATGCCCTAAATGTGTCCAGTCAATTCCATCTTTATAATTACATTTCATTCTTGCAGCAAATGCTACTAAGTTATCGAAATCATTCCTACTGGGATTACCAGTATTGTCATAGATTTCTCTTTTTAGAAACACTCTTTCAGCAAAAGACAACTTTTTAAAGAACTCTCTACTTTTAGCATTTCGTATATGCATAAATCTCGTAGAATTCATTATATTCATATCCCAAAACGCACTGTCCCTATTCCAGGTATCAAGGAATTTACGTACCACCATAATAGCACCGGCATAATTGAAACTTGATAACAATGCCATTAGCGGTTTTTCAAATTCACCAAAACAACCAGCCCTATTTGATATATGAGGATGAAGAGCTGAAACGAAATTTCTAATCCTATATTTATTTCTATCGTCATCATCCATACTATGATATTGAGGTTTTAAAGTAAGGAAAGTAAGTTGCGGATATCTTGATGATGCTTTATCAAGTATTAAATATACATCCCAAAATCTATTATTCTTTGTTCCCCTTAAGATTATCTTCTCAAACCTTATCATAATTGTCTTTTCTCCAATTGTGTGATGGTTGCCTACTGTAATGTAATCACACTTTTCAATCAAAAGCTTTGCCTGACGGTCTGCAAGTTCTTCCAGTTCACCATTTTTCCAATCTAACTTTCCGCTCTCTCTACTTCCAAGAGCAGGAACAGTCATCAGAAGAGAAGCTTTTATCTCTTTTTGTAATTCTATAGCCATAATATTCTCCTAATAAGAAGAGCCTGATATCTATTGCTAAACATCAGGCTCTAAATTATGCCCTATAACCCTAGGCAAGCGGGTATCCGGCTATTAACCAGATTTAACCTTATCCTTTTGGAAAGATACAAGGTCTCCATCTCGTAGTTCCTGATTGGCTTCCGCCTCATTGGAATCTACATGAATGGTAACTCCGTCCAGAGATAAGCCCATATCCTGAGCTATACCGGCTGGAGATGGTCCACTAATTTCTTGTGGAACCCCACCATTGTGGTAGGAAACTACTGTTACATTTGCCATGGATAGTTTCTCCTGTTAGTTGTTAGGGGTGTGGTCAATTTCTGCTTGACCTTAAATTTTCCATTCGTTCTTATGCAGCCATTCATTCATTGAATCTATACTATTAGCTGCGGACATAAGAAACCATATGAATATAACATTTAGACATATATTTCCTATAACTAGATATAGTATAATATTTTCCATATTTCCTCCATTTTCTAGACATTCGGATTAAGTATTTTATATGTTCCATATTTCAGAGTTAACTCCTCTCCTTCTGCTATTTTCTTGGTTGTTTTTATAGACCAGATACTAGAATGAGTTACAATTCTACAATTCGGCTTTGGGCTATGGTTAATAAAACCACCAAGTGGTGTTCTTATAAGGCCTAAGCCTTCATATCCCCTTAGATTATGATGTGAAGGTCCAAATACTCTGCTCCTGGGAATATCCTTTACTGCAAATAAGCCAAGACCATTGATTTTAGATTTTTTAATGGTCAACTCATCAGGTAAAGGACGATAGGTATTTTTAGGTTTCATTGGAAAAGGCATATAGCTCATCCTTTGTAATGACTCTTTCGATAGTATTTATTCCAGTAGTCCATGGATGTCCAGTTAGCCCTTGTACTCTAACATATCCAGCATCAAGGTCAATGCTTTTAATCTGGAAATAATCATCTTCATCCTCTATCTTAATCCAATCATTTTCTCTATATTGATGCATCTTCTTCCTCCATTGGTTTATCAAAAAGCCACTTTTGTACAAAATCTTTTATCTTTTTCTCAGCTTTAGTCTTTAATCGTTCAGATGGAGCCTCATCTTTCCATTCGACAGAGCCATATGAGTATTCATAGTCACCACTTGTTTGTAAACTTGAATCCACTCCAGATGTAACACATATACTGAATGGATATTTATCATTTACAGTACCAGTATAGCGTGTAATTGTTACCGATTGGTCATTCATTTCAATATGTATCATTCTTTCTCCTTATCTTCTTCGTCATCACCAAATTTAGAATATTGACCGCTTTCTTTTTTGAGAGAATCCTGAACATACTTGTCAATATATTTCATTATCATAAATTGACTCCCACAGTATTTAATCTTCATTATAATCTCTCGTGCTTCGCGAAGACTCTCTTCACAACTAGATAAAGCACTTCTTGTATCGTCTAATAGCCTCTGATATTCTTCTTCAGAGACTTTTGATTCAAATACATCTCCCATTATGCCTCCTCTTCCATGAAAAGAGCTACAAAATCTTTCATTTGACCACCCTTCATCATCTTTTTGATTTGAATTTTAGTTTTAATACCTTTGATAGCCATTCGTTCCGCCTCATTTTTAATCCACTCTTTATTAGAGAGCCATTGTCTAGTAGGTACTCTTTTTTTCCACCAGTCCCAACCATTAAGTTCAGCATATTTTCTAACTATCATTTGCCTGGGAAACCATCTTACGTCAGGCCTGAGCCATTCCGTCATCCTGGTTCTGTAATCAAAACCATCTTTGTTTTTAGTAACATATTTTTTATTAACCATATTTTCTGATTTACTCATTCTCTTCCTCCGTGAATGGTTTAGAATCTCTGTATTTATTAGGGACACGGCTCCTGATATATTCATAAGAATCTAATGTTCTAATGCGGTCATCAGGATTTATGTTCCCTACCTTTTTAACTATCTTCTTATTCCGCAAAGAATAAGTAGTCCTTGCTTTAAGCCACCATCGAATTTGTTGCTTAATAGATGCCATTTCATCATCATCTGGCTTATCTGGTCTTTCTTCAATGCCCAGTTCAAGTTCAAGAGATAATTCTGGCTCTTGGGACATACTCATCCCCAATGTGACTTCTTTATGTTTCTTTTTCATTATTTCTCCTTTTTCCACTTGTTCCACCTGCTTTCCACCACCTTTCCACCATATTTCCACCAGTTAAAAATTAAGCTCATAGCAACGCAGGCAAGCCATGACTACACCAATAATCTGGGGAGGCCACATTGCTATGAACTATACTTATGACCAGAGGCAATCTAGCTGTCAAGGCATAGCCTTTTATCACGCAGCTCCTGAGATATACGATTCCTCTTTAAAAGTCAGCCTACATCGCGCCTTCCCCTCGCCACTGGGCATTTTATCTGGTCATTATTTATCCTTACAGGGAGTACAAGTTCTATCCGTACATCCTAATTTAGGAAAATCTAACAAATAATCAACATTTATAGTTCCGCTATAGTAAGGTTGCCATACTTTATTGCATTTGCTACAAAGATAAGGCTCATCCTTCTTTCTCCTTTTCCTATATTGATTATTCTTTTTACTTAATGCAGTTACATGTTGCACTCTCCAATCATCTGTAAATTTTCCCATCTCCGCTTATTTCTTAAATGCGGGACTACAAAAGGTTTTCATCCCTCTTATAACCTTACGCATAAATTTACTCCAAATATCATTCTGATATTTTCTTTTAACTCTTCCTTTTACTCTTTTCATTGTTCCTCCTAAGTTATATGGGACAGGCTGGAGCCCCACGCTGAGATTGTTCCAGCTTTTGCGCGCTTGTGGTTCTAACTCTGCCCCATTACTGAACAAAAGGGGCAAGGTGATATCCCTATTACAGCAATAACTTGCCCCCTCATATTATTCAGTTTCGTAATTTGTTGTATATCCTTTACCAAGCCAGAAAAATACTTTACCAGGTCCTAGCTCTGCACGGGCTATCATAAAAGCCTGTTCAAAATCGGTAAAAGCATCATCTGGATATGCAATGGCTATAATTTTAGAACTATCTGTCTGGTAGCCCTCATTATAAAGGCTATCAATCTCAAGAATCTCAGTCTCAACTTTTCTATCAAAATAACCTTTCCACGCTTCACCAACACTATCATTATATGCTCTTGCTAGAGCACGTCCTTTATTAACTGCTACAGTTTCAGGGTCTTCAGGACTGGCACAGGCTATAAAAATTCCTAATAATACAAAGCCAGCAATACCCATTAAACCCATTTTGTTCCTTTTTATCATAGCTATCCTCCTTGATGTGAATTCAATTAATATCCAACTAAAATACAGTTCTATCCAAAATAGTGCCCAATATCCCATGGTTATCTCCTATTTCTTCTTACGGTTATTGATTCTACCTTCTTTTTGCAATTTACGAAGACGTTTCTTCGTCTTTTTGTAATTTCTAGCCTTCATATTTTTAGGCTTAGGTTCCGCCTCTTCAACAGTATCAAGATTCGCCTCTATCCTAGCTAACTTCATCTTATCTTCATCCGACATATTTCTATAATCAGGTACTTCTTTATTAAAATAAGCATCCTTAATTATTAACCAAGAGTAATGTCCAAAGAAAAATGAAGAAAATAGCAATATCAAGAACCATATTGCCCATATAACTGTGGGAATATATCCTATGAGTACTACTATTGCACCAAAAAGAGATGAAAATGTAAATATTAAACTACCAATTAACTGAGCTCTGTCTACTTTGTTCATATTACCTCCCTGAGTAATGTCTTTTTAAGATTTCTATTGACTTTTGTGATAAGAATGTATCCTTAAAAAAGATACGCATACCATTTGTCAAAAGAAACCCTTGTTTATTGTTAATAGTCAACGGTCTATCAATCATTTTAACCCAAACTTCAATAAAGTTATTAATAAAGGTCATTTTTCTGGTCTCCTCTCCCTGTAATTTAAATATTCTTCCGATTCTTTCCAAGTATCCTCATCGTCAAAATCTTCTTCTTCCTCCATTGGAGATGCATGCTCACCACAACTAGAGCAAATATCTACATCTGGCCATCCTGGTTCATAAAATGTTGCTCCACAGCAATTTGTTTCCATATATTCCTCCTTGTTAAATATATTGGGTGTCGATATACCAGATTTAAACTGACCAGTTAATGAACTCGGACGTAAACGCCAGAGTTTAAGGTCTTACCTGATAATTCAAAGTTCTTCGGGTTTAGTGCCCTTTCGGGTCACGTACTCTCAGCTACTTACCATTACTGGACATCTCCTTACTCATACTTGTTAGAGTACATTGTAACCTACGATATTGCCTGTTTACACTGGCTTGATACCGTTAAGATGCAACCTTGGCACATAAGCGCCAGATTTATAACATTGTGCTATAGGAGAGAACTTTCTCCTACACTTGAAAGACCGATTCGTCCGACTTTTCTCTTTAATTGTACAAACGTACTCACAAGCCTTTACGGCACCTCGGGACAATATTCAGCCCTTTATTTCCTGGTCTGGCCCCACTCGTCGAAGTGAAACCAGTTATGAGCCCTCAGTGGCCGCCTTAACATAGATAACCATTATTCTGAGGATATATCTGCGAAAACATAGTATCCACAGGCCTGTGGAACCATATCTTCTAACACCCAATTCTAAAATAACTCACCACTTATTAAGATGAGCCTGTTTATACCAAATAGCATATAACTGTTGCTTTTTCATCTTATTGTATTTGCTCTTTGGTCTTTTAAAATAACTAACTGCCCAATTGACTAAATGTTTCTTATAGTAAAAAGGGCATACTGTACCTGTATAGAATGTACTCATCCTTTATAGTCCTCTCTATCACGATATTCTTGCCAAACTATTACTATAAAGATAACAAATCCTATAAATATTAAACCACCAAGAAATGCTCCAATAAATTCAAACATTATCTTCTCCTTCTTTAATCTGTTTAAACCATATTACAACTCTAAGGATTGCAGCCACTATTAATAAGTCTTTAAGAACATAACTTATCATTACAGTTGCCTCTAATGGTGTTAATCCAGAGTTTTTACTCTCTTTAAGCATATTAAATGCCTCTACCATATCAGTAAATGATACCATTATTTAACCTCCGTA